TCGCTCCTTTAGCGTACTAACTAAAGTCCGCTTTACTTATTTTCCGGTAAGTAAAATTTTTGCCGTTTTTCTTTACTTCCGTTCACCGTTAGCACAGAACCAATTATCCCTTTCGCTCCGATCTAATACTGGGCAATTCCCAATTTGAGGAACATCACTATACTGTTCCCAATACTTGCAATCCTTGCACCGGACAACCGCTTCCTGCTCTTTCATCGGACACCATTCTGGTCTTCCTTGGCTGAAATCCTTAACATCGTTTTCGCCCCATCCTCTGCCATTGGCAGGAATTGCACACATCAGATACTCATTGCAAGCAGGACAATCAAGGCAGTTCGATGGCATCTGCATATCAATCTGAATCATTCCCCGTCACCGCCATTCCGGTTGTTCCATAACTCAATTGCTTTGATTCGCAGTTCTTTATCGGTTGTCTGCCACTCCGGGAGGGTTGATTCATCCCCACACGGGAAACACAAGTGTTCTCGGAGCGGTATCACTTTGCCGGATGCAATGCTACCCCTCGCACTGCATTTATTGCATCGCACATACCATCTTGTTTGCCACACTCTTTGTCCAAGTCCGTTTTCTCCGCACACCTTGCTGTTTGTAACGGTACTTACACTTTTTGACCCACAAAAAGGGCATGGTTTGAACACATTATTCATTCGTTATCCTCCTATTTAGTCACGAGATCGCTCCCCACAGGAGAAGCGCAATCATAAGGCCACCGCCCAGCAAGCAGAGCCGGTAGATTCTTAATTGGCTCAACTCGTCCAACGAAATCTTGACCTTCATCCGCTTTCCCTCTGCCGTCTTAAACCGCTTAACCATCTTGCCCTCCGATCAGCCGGATCACCGGCCCCTTCCAAATCCTCAGATTCCGTCCTCGCCACAGATGAGGGAGATCCAGCTTCCCTTCCTTGGCAGCGAGGTTGTAACTGTACGCATTCCCACCAGCCACCTTCGCCAGCTCCGTTGGCGAGATGGTCTCGCCGGGGAGAGAGCGAAGATAGGCCAGCGCCTCGTTACTCTTCATTGGGAAGCTCCTTGCTCTCAAAGTAGGGGCCGATGCCTTCGGATTCCGTGTGCTTGTACATCCAATCTGAAATCTTGTGGTCCTGTCCGATCCCATCAGCGTAGGTAATCGCCCATTCGTACTCTTCACAGATGCACATCGAAACATGGTTGGCTGCCGGGTTGAACCGCTTCATCAGCCGCCGGATACCATCAATGTGCTTCAGGCATTTCGCTTCGTACTCTTCACGAGTCAGTTTCTTGGGTTTGCTCATTGCTTTTCATCCTTTCGTGTTCAGGTTTCTCAACTCAGAAGGTAAAAAAATAAGTCGAGATGTCTTCCGGAGCAATGTCGAGGACCGCTTTTGCAGCCGCAATATCCTTCTGATTGAAATAGGTATATCCCATCAGCTTGGATGTAAGCGTACACTCGCTGATGCCGATTTTATCGGCAAAAGCCTTCTGCGATCCGCACTTCTCAACAATCCGTCCACGGAGCTTGGAATAATCGAACCTGATCTTTTCCATTTATGGCCCACCTCCTTTCTCTTCAGGATTAGGGTTGATATTTCTCAACTGCGGACATCATACCATAACCAAAATTGGGTTGTCAATAGGCATTTTGAGATTTCTCATAAAAATATTTGAGTTTTCTTAAATTCCATGTTATGATGTCTTCAGAGGAGGGTTTTACCATGCAGAATGAATTTCAGTACAGATTGCTGAAAACGCTTAATGAAAGAGGGATGACCGCTTCTGAGTTGTCAAGACTCAGCGGAATTGGGAAAAGCGATATCAGCAATTACCTTAATGGAAAGTATTTGGCGAAACAGGACAAAGTGTATCTGCTTGCAAAAGCTCTAAATGTCGATCCCGGCTGGCTGATAACAGGAGTCGAGCCAAGGAAAAAGCCGCCGGAAGAAGTCGAAGTACCAAAGACAGCAGAAGCACGAATTCTTGCCACCGGCATTGACAAGCTGCCAAAGGAGCAGCGTGAACAGGCCCTGAATGTAATCAAGGCCATGTTCGCCAAGTATTCCAGCTATTTTGAGGAGGACAACGATGAAACCTGACTATCAGAGAGCAGCCATCGCCGCTGCGGAAACGCTTATCAAGCACGGAATCAAAGCCGCCCCTGTATCTCCGCTTCCAATTCTGAAGAACACGCCCGGTGTCATCGTTGTTTCCTATGAGGAGATGTCGGAAGAGATGGGCATGGACCGGGATTGCGTGATCTCCATGTTTGGTCAGGGGAACCGGGATGCCTTTACTTCTGTTAACATCGTCAACGGGAAAAAGCAGTATCTCGTCACCTACAACCGGTATCTGCCTTACCATATCATTCAGAGGGCGCTGGCCCGTGAGCTGGGGCATATCGTCTTGGGCCATGACGGTTCCCGTCCTGAAGAAGTGCGGAATGAAGAGGCAAAGGCATTCGCTCATCATCTTCTCTGCCCCCGTCCGATGATCCATGCGATCCACGCTACCGGAATCCGGCTGACGAAAGAAGTCCTCGGCAGCATGACAAACTTCACGGATGTCTGCATGTCTTGCATCAGGAAAACACCGGCAACCGATGTTCCGGCAGAGATGAACCGCACAATCCGTGACAATATGATGCACTACATCCTCAACTTCTTCAGTTTCCAACAAGCAGTAATGCACAAAGATGGGTCAGCTCTTGCCGACCTTGGGACATTTATGGAGGGATATGCAGAATGAAGAAATTTGAATTTCATTGCGGTGGAGGCCGTGGAGCTTGGGAATGCGATGTGACCGTATCGCTCAACGAAGATGAGGAAACCGCCCTGAGAGAATACGCACAGGATCATGAAATGCTGGATTGGGACAACCCTGACAAGAAGATTTGGTTCAAAGTCATGAAAGAGCTGGAAGAGCAATGTGATGATGATGCGGACTTTGACGATGTTGTTGTTTGGGTCCCATACGGGTTAAAAAAATGATTTGTTCAAAGTGTTCCGGGATCGTCCCGGACGGGTCTTCCTTCTGCAATCATTGTGGCAAGCGGCTGGTTCCGACTCCCCGGACGGTGCATAAAAACCGTGGAAATGGGCAGGGGTGCGCTTTCAAATCTCCGAATGGACGGTCATGGACCGCTCAGGCCGTGGTTGGCTATCACGCTTCAGGCAAGGAAGGCCACCAGCCGATCCCAATCAAACGAAAAAAGAGCGGCTTTCCTACCAAAGCCGCCGCTCTCGCATACGTTCCGATACTCCTTGCCGGAGGAATTGAGAAGCCAACATCTGCTCCTCGCCTGTCAGAGTATTGGAAGACCTTCAGCGAGAACAGGATGCTCTCCCTGTCGAAGTCAAAGCAGACCGCATACAAGATCGCATGGGAGAAGCTGAAGCGGATCAAGGACATCCATGTGGATGCGCTCACCGTCCAGCTCATCCAAGATACGGTGAACAATGCCGCCGAAACATACTACCCTCGCCGGGATTGCAAGGTTCTGCTCTCTGCCCTGTTCAAACTCGCCGCCGCAGACGGGTTCGCCAACAAAGACCTCCCCTCCATGATCACCCTCCCGGCCTTGGAAGAAACGGAACGGGAGCCGTTCACACAGGCAGAACAAGAGGCTCTTTGGAAAGCGCTGGAAAAGGGCGAAAAGAGCGCCGCAATCCCTCTTGTAATGATTTACACGGGAATGATGCCGGGAGAGCTGCAAAGCCTCAAAAAAGGCCAAATAGACCTATCCACGCAGCAGATCATCGGGGCCGGTATGAAAACCAAGGTCAGGAAGAAGACTCCGATCACGATCCCGGATTGTCTTGTCCCCGTAATAGAGGATTTGATGGAGAATGCCCAGCCGTCCGGCTGTATTCTCCCACGAGGGAAAAAGGAATTCTATGACCGGTATTACGCCGCCCTTGATGCTGCCGGATGCCGCCGTTTATCTCCCTATTCTTGCCGCCATACCACCGCCACCGCACTCGCCGTCACGGAAAACATCGCTCCGCAGACGATCAGGAAGCTGATGCGATGGTCAACCACGAAGATGCTGGACCGCTATGCCCACCCGGATCAATCTGATGCGCTGGCGGCTGCGAATAAGCTGAAGTCTATTACCACCAAACTACCGCCACGAGATGCTGAAAGCCTTGAAAAATAACGATTCTTGCCGCCTCTGCTAAGGGAGTAGAACGGGGTAACCGTTGCGAGGGTTCAAATCCCTCCTTCTCCGCTGAAAGCCTTGTGAGACAAGCCTCACAGGGTTTTTTTGTGCCTTCCAATCGTCCTCCGTTATTTGCCGTTATCTCTCGCTATTACCCCCATTACTACCGCCTTTTATCCTGCGTAAAGTCGATCAAAAAAAGGCGAATTTTTGATCAAGATGACATGATTTATAAATGGCAAATAAAAAAAGACCCCGGATTTCTCCGGGGCCGTGATACCTTTTGGTATCAGTTACCGATTGTAGTACCAATCCTGCCGTTCATGGAGCCTTTGCGCATATTCTTGTGCTTCATTCTCTGTATTGAATTCACCCAAGTGTTCACCGGTCTGCTCATAGTGGCGAATTGCTTCCTCGTCACTTACGATCTTACCATTTACTACGGATGGAATCAAAACAACTTTGTCATCCACACCGATAGTAAAGGAAAGCTCCGTACTAATTGAGCCGTCAGGGTTGTGAACAACTTGCCTGTTGTTCAGGTCAATGTTTCCACGCCCATACTGACCAATTGTATCGTACACAAAACCTTCATCTTCATCTTCGATTGACTTGTTCATGTCATCGAGCCACTTTTCAAAGTCGGAATATGTGAAGAGTCCTGTGTCTTCCAGCGTACCTTCGATGTCATACATCGTGGCGTAGTCATCACGCTGGTAGGCTTTGATGTAGTCTTCCTTGAAGGCGTTGCCAACAGCCGTCTTCACGGAGGACTTCTTCACACCCAGCTCACCCAGCCGTTCGATACAGACATCAAAGGCATCGAAATCGCCCATCTGTACTGCCTGTACCGCCTCGGCCTTCCAGCCGTCCTTGGTCTCATCGGCAACGGTCTTCTTGGACCGGTTGATGATGCCCTGTACGGGGTTCGTCTGAGTGTTCAGCACCCAGCCGTCCAGCTTCCGGCCTACCGCAGCATTGTTCGCCGTCTGTGTGGCGAAAGTCCACACATCGGAGACCATCTTGGCACGATCCTGATCAGAAGCAGACTTGAAGTAGCCCGTGTTCATCAGCTCGGTCAGAAGGTTCTTCGCCGTCTGTCCACGCTGGACCGTGACCGCATCATACTGCTCGGCTTCAAGTGCGGTTCCGCTGATGGATTTGTTCGGCAGTTTCGGAATCATGTTGTTCCTCGTGCTGTCATCCACTTCTGCGGAATTGTAGAGCCGTTCCAGCTCGTCAAGCACCGGGTCTTCCTTCAGGGTGGTTATATAGCCGGGGGAAAGCCAATTTCCAATTTTATCCGCTATGGTATTCTCATCAGCTTCACCCCAAGCGTTCCGGTAAGGAATATTGGTTTGGCTCCATCCGGGAATCTTGTTCTGAGTCTGCTCGTAAGCATACCGCCAAGTACCCATCAGGCCGCCGCCTTCTCCTGCCTTCACGAAGGACTTCCGGCGAACAGGATCAAAGGTCCGGGCAATGGCTCCGACCATTGACGGCACATAGCTCGTCACATAGTTGGATACGATCTTGCCACCGATCTGCGTGATCGTGTTCGTATCGTCATACTGAGAGGTTTGGAACAGCGTGTTCACGCCATCCAGCATGGAGAGGTTGAACACCGGCTCTGCCATCGCACCAAGGTCATTGATGAGGTTCTCAATGTTGAAATCGCCTCGTTCACCATTGAGCTGATCGAAGATTGCCGCACCAACAAAGAACGGCATACTCATGGGAGCCGCCCAATCCATCGTGTAGGTGACATCCTGACCGAACAGCTTCACGCCAAACAGCTTGCTGAGATTGAGCGAGTATTTCTGATTCCCACGAAGCTCATCAAACTTATCGTCATCGTCATCCATACCAGCAGAGGCAATGCCCATGCTGGCAAGCAGAGCGCCAACCGCCATGATTGCGGAACCGGTCAAACCGGCACACAGATGATCGATGAACTGATTCGGAGAAATCGCCTTGTCCGGCATAACTGAGAGCTTGCCGTTCTTGGCATCCATGTACTGCTTCAGGTGAACCGCATCAGCCGTGAGAGTCTTCAGAACACCAACGGGAGAATACTCAACGCCTCTACGGAGGATGTTCGCCGGGGTCTTCTTGAACGGAAGAACAGCATCCACGAGGAATCCGGCTACGCCACCGTCACGGCTTACTTTGTTCAGGGTCTTCGCCAGCTTATTGGCATCCCGGTATGTGGCTTTCTGCGCTTCTTCAATTGCATAGGCACGGCCTTTTTCCAGCAGAGACTGATTGGAGTCGAGCTGTTCAGCAGTATAGCCGTTTGCTTGCATCCAGCCGCCAAATGCTTTCCGGTAATGCCCACGAAGGAAGAACCAATCCTCCTTCTCCAGCGTATCACCGTTAAAGTCAATCAGCTTCTGTACTGCACCCTTGAAGGGTTTCATCGCTCTCTTTACTGCATCGCCTTCATTCCACCGGGAATCGCCGGTCAGCTCATCCTTCATCTTGATGGCATCCTGCCGTGCGTAATCACGGACTTCCTTGGAGAGAATCGGAGCAACGGTCTTCGTCCGGTCTCCTTCCTTCATGCCAAGCTCTGCAACGGCTGCCATCTTATTCTTGATACCGACAGCCGGAACAAACAGCATGTTACCAACGAAGTTACGGATGTGGGTTCTCGTGTTACCCAGCATGGCAAGCATCCGGATTGCACGAACACGGTCCTTCCAATTGGCAGGAATCTGTTCAGCAAGCTCCTGTGCCGCCCTCTTCTGCACCTTGCGGAAGTCACCTTCGTTATTCGCCGCTGAAGCCGCCATGTACATCCAATCGGAGAACTTCAGGTCAATCTTCCTGCCCTTCGCTGCAAGCTCGTCCTGTGTGTTCTGAAGCATCTTCCGAAGGGTTTCCACCCGTCCTGCCGGTGTCATCAGCCGGAAGAGCTTACGGGCCTGTAAAGCACGGCCCAAGTCAGTACCTTGCCGGTTATAGGCATCAGCGAGAGCAGCCTGAGCGATGGCATCCTTCTTTGCTACCGCAAGACCCATCGTGGCAATCATCCGGGCCTGTCCATCTGCGGACCGGTAATCGAAGTCTTCCATTGCGATCTTCTGAATGGATTCAGCCAAGCCGTCAGACTCATTGCTGTTCTTATTGCTCCGAATCCATTGGATCGCCCGGTTGATCTGAGCTTCGTTCGTATCCGGGATGTAGCCGCTGTTGTCCTTCAGGAACTGCCGGACGGAAGCATCCAGCTCATCGCTGCGCTGGGCGGTTTGTGGACCGAACTGCCGCTGAGCATTGTCTTCGGACGGGAGGGTTGCGGAAGGGTTATTTCCTTCAAGCGGAAGATCGAGACCGTTCAGGAATTCATCGATCTCGTTGTCGGTCATGTTGCCAAGGGAGGAATACCGGATATCATTCGCCTGATTGTTGAATCGTTCAGACAGAGGGATGATATTCCCATTCGCATCGTAAGTAACAGGATCAGCATATTTGATTTGGCTTGGGTCAAACACGGCGATGGATTGCTGCGATTTCTGAGAATACCCTTCAAAATCATTATCGTATGTAAAACCATCGTATCCTTTACTTACAAGCAAATCACGGATGTTCTTTGTGGCTTTTGCATCGCTTAACCGATATGTTCTATCAGATGAAAGGAGAGCATTCATTGCCTCCTCATTCGTGATTATTCCCATATCGTAAAGCTCTTTTGCAACTCTCTTCCCTTCCCATGCTCCAAGATCAGAATTGAAATGGATTGGGTTGTTCAGTTTTACATAAGCCTTTACAATCCGTGCATTTTTACCTCTGCCAGCCATCATACGAGCTTGGCCTTTTGTCCCAAGATGAATCCCAAGATCGTCTTCCGTGAAACGGAAGCTATTGAACTGCCTTTGCGTTCCATGATACGCAATCGTGTTATACCCGGCTTCTTTTGCCTTCTCGTCTACCATCTTCTGAGCGGTTTCCATATCTCCGCTTTCAACAGCGTTCATGTACTGTCTGTTTGTTGTGCGGATAATGTCATCCATCTCTGAATCAGACAAATCGCCAAGCGATGAGTATTCAAGGACTCGCTGACCGTTTTCGCCAGCGGCATTTCTGTCTTCAGCAGAAGCGGTAAAGCGCTGGAACAGCTCGTCACGGTATACATTATTTACCGGGGTCAGGTCATACAGATCAAGGGTATTCCCATTGATATTTTCGTAGAAATCCTGACCTTCCAGCGTTACTTCAGAATGCGGTTTCTTCATGTACTTGCCGCTCTCGGAAGAATCAACGATGAACACAGGCATTTCTGTTACACCGGCACGGGAAAGCGCAATGGCACGATGGCGGCCTTCATGACCACGAATCTTCCAACCGGACTCTGCTTCGTCAACAATCAATTGAATCGGCTGGCGTTTCGCATTGTCATCAAGCGAATTTCCGTTGCTGTTCAAAGGAGTTGCCTCATCCAATATCCTTTGCTGGCCTGATTCTGTTGCCGTTGACATCCGCAAGAAGTCGGCAGGATTCATGGTTGTAAGA